TAATGTTATCGATTGCTGAACCACTAAATGAACCACTTAAACGATTGTATGAACCAGTTAAATTAATATTACCTGTAATACCTACGTTTCCTGTATAGGGGAATGGATTAGCATTTAAAGCAAACGAAGCAGTTGTAGCAAATGAAGCACTTGTTGCTGTTGAAGCAAATGAAGCAGATGTAGCATTTGTTGCTGTACCTGTTAAGTTACCTACAAATTGAGATGAACTTATAAAGCTAGAAGCAGATATTGCAGTTGCGTTTATTTGTCCATAAAATGTAGTACCTAAAGAACCACCGGCACCAAATAAACTAACAACACCTCCAGCATTAGTTAGAATTTCAACACCATTAACAGCTGCTGCTTTAACGTGATGTGTCACTAAGTTACTTCCTTGTGCTAATATTACATCACTCCCAGTTACATTAACTGAACCTGTAATTACTGTATTTGAAGCTATAGTTACTAATGAACCATTATCTGTAATATTTGAATTAGCTACTGTATTATTACCTGTTCCTTTTAATAATTTATTTAAAGCAGGTGCTGCTTCTGTTCCTTTAGAACCTGAAAGACCTGTAAGAATCATTGCTGACGCTCCATTTTCTTCTACAGTAATCCAAGTATCAGTATTACCATTCCATTCAATTGAAGCAGTTGATGCTGAACCAGTATCGTATACTTTAATACCAGCAAATGGTAGTGTGGGTGAATCAGCATTTAAGATAATAAAAGCATCACCTATAATTACTGCTGAACCTGTAGTAGTTTCAACATATCCAAATGAAGCTGATACTGCTGTTAAATTAGTAAAACTAGCCCCTGATGCTGTAATACTAGTAATGTTTAAATTAGTAGTACTTGGTAAAAATGAAGCTGTAGCTGCTGATGTAGCATTAGTAGCAAATGATGAGCTAATTGCGGTATTTGCATTACCCGCTTGAGAGGATGAAATAGCGGTAGTAGCAAACGAAGCACTAATAGCAGTATTTGCATTGCCTGCTTGTGAGGCTGAAATAGAGGTAGTAGCAAAAGATGCTGACGTGGCTGTGTTAGAATTATTTGCTTGTGAAGCAGATAGTGCAGTAGTAGCAAACGATGAACTTATAGCAGTATTAGCATTTAGAGCGTGTGAAGCACTTATTGCTGTAGTAGCAAACGATGCGGACGTAGCTATACTTGCTGTAGACGCGTTCTGTACGTTATTAACAGTAAGAGCGAATGTACTACCATCACCCTTAGTGAATGTGGTAGTAGCATTTGATATAGACGCGGTTACTAACAATGAACCTGTATTAACACTAACTGCTGAACCTGTGTTAACTGTTAGATTAAATGTGCTACCATCACCCTTAGTAAAAGTAAGTGTGTTTGAACTTACACTACCTGTTACCATTAATGAACCTGTATTAACACTAACCGCTGAACCTGTGTTTACAGTTAAAGCAAATGTACTTCCATCACCTTTAGTGAATGTTAATATGTTTGATGTAGCACTACCTGTAACCATTAGGCTACCTGTACTAACAGCAGCAACAACATTTAATGCAAATGAAGCAGTAGTAGCAAACGAAGCTGAAATAGCAGTAGTTGCATTTGATGCAGTTATTGTTAAATTATTAATATTACTACCTGTACCATCAGTTAGT